TTTAATATACAAACAGAAGCGTTTAATTTAAATACTGCTAATATAATAATCAGTAGTAGTAATAATGGTGTTATATCATTAGGTAGTACGCCTCCTACAGATTGGGAGGGCGTGGGTGCTTCTAATAGACAAAAGGGATTTTATGTAAGTGGACTTGGTAGTTTATTACTTGGTAACTCAGACGGGGGTAGAATACAATATAATCATAGTACTGAAACTCTTATAATGAGTTCATCTGGTTTTATGTTAGGAAAAGGAAAGACTGGTACTGGTGGTCAGTTTATTAGTGGTTCACCAGATAGTGGTGGTACAATTGAGATAAGTTCAAGTAACTTTCATTTATCTAAAACTGGTGATGTTACAATGGCAGGAACAGTTTCATCGAGTGCCGGGGATATTGGTGGGTGGAACATTGAAACGGGGGGTATTACACAAACATCGGCTTCACAAGAAATAGGATTAGCTACAACATCTGGTTCATTTTATATACAAGATAGTTCTACCAAACAATATGTTGCAAGATTTGGTTATTTTATGATAGATGAGCCAGGAGTAGTGTCTGCAAGTTTTTTTGATAGATTAAGTAATGGTGATTTTGAAACTGGAACTGGAACTGACCCAAGAACAGCAACTGGGTGGACTTTAGATTGGTCTGGAGTGGGCGTGTTTGCCAAAGTAACGGGCTCTACAGAATCAACATATGAAGGTTCATATGGAGTTACATTTAGACTTGACATTGATGCAGGAGGTGGTGGTATTGGCGCGTAATTATGAAAAATATTTTGTATAGAAATGAAATAGAAATTAGAAAATCTAAAGTACATGGATATGGAGTTTTTGCTAAAAAGGATATAATGACTGGAGAAATATTAGAAGAGTGTTATTACACCAAACTTTCATCGAAAGATATTGATAACGTAGATAGTAAATACACTTACTATTGGCCAAAAAGTAAAGGTGATGATAGACCTAAACCACCACATAGTTTTAGAGCCTTTTTATTTGGTTACGCGTCATTGTACAATAGTGCAGAAAAGTTGAAGATAGAATGGTAAATTACTACACGAGTGAAGAAGATAATATTTTTATTTTTGAAAGTGTAAAAAATATAAAAAAAGACCAAGAAATTTTATCTTGGTATAATAAGGAGTAAAAATAAATGGCTACAACAAATACTGTATATCATTATTTAAGAAATGATACAATACTTGATGGTACGAGTAATAAAACACCAATGGAACCAGGAGAATCGGCAAATTTATCTTTTTTTGGTAAGAGAAATGCACCTGGTTTTTCTCCAAAAGTAAATCTTTATCTTAGTCATGATAGTACAAATGAGTGGACTTGTATTATTGGGAAGAGAGCTACAGGCGTACATCAAACTTTTTCTTTAGGTGGAGATTGGAAGAAGTTTAGTTATACGGCACAAGTTCCATCCGAAGATGGTGACACAGATTTTACTGGTGGAACTTCTGTGTCAACGTGGACAACGGCTAGTATACAAGTAACATCGTCAATGTCTGTAGTTGGGGCCCCAGCGTATAGCATTCATAAGCGTATGTATCTTGATAATTTTAAATTAACAGCAAATAAACCACAAGTACATGCGTCACAAGATGGTATTTTAATATATAATACTGGTGATAACTATATTAATATGGACGCGAGTGGGTTAGAAGTACGAGGTGGTAACATAAATACAAATGATATTGTTGCAAATTCAGTTGAATCAAATGTTATTTCGACTAACGATTTAGTAACAATAGATGAAACTCAAGATTTGGTAATTGGTAGAGAATCTGCAATAGATGACCCAGGAAATGTTATTATCCAAGCGGCACCAACCGTAACCGAGGGGGGAGGCGAACAAGGGGGTTCTATTTTATTAATACCAGCGTCTGGTTCAGAAGGTGGTACTCAAGGTATCACATATGGTGTTGTTTCTGTTTCTGGGTCATTAAATATTAGTACTGCACTTAGTAAAGGTTCTGGTACATTTAAAATTAAACATCCAAATCCAGTAAGTGCATCTGAATATTATTTACAACATTCGTTTGTTGAATCGCCTACTTGTGGTGATAATTTATATCGCTGGTCGGAAAATTTATTTAGTGGTTCTAATAGTTTAGATTTACCAGATTATTATAGATTTTTAAATGAAAATAGTATGGTATGGGTTAATCCGATAAAACATTTTGGTAGAGGATATGGTAAAGTTAATGAAAATCAAACACAAATTGATATAGAAGTTGAAAATGATGGTGAGTATAATATACTTTGTATTGGTACAAGAAAAGATAAAGTAGCTGTAGATAATTTTAAAGGTGTTATAATAGATAGAGAGAATAATTAATGGCCAATTTAAGTAAAACTGGAATAACGAGTGGTTATTCAATAACACCAACACATATAACTAATTTATATGATTGTCTAACTGGTACAACAGCGTTTGATAATATTCAAATAGCTAAATTTGAATATTTGAACGCAGGTGGTACTGCTGGGTCTGGTGGATATGGTCTTAGAAATAATAGTGGTACTATAGAATTTAAAAATAATGGTGGAGGTTGGGCAGGTATAGCAACAGGTGGTGGTGGTTCAACATTAACTGTAGCAGGTAGTAACAATCATATACAAATTAATGATGGTTCGAGTGGTCTTGATTCATCAACAAGTTTTACATATGACGATAGTGGTAAAGTATTCAGATGTGGGGATTTAGCAGGAAGTGGAAATAATACATATATTAGTATGTCGGATTCACAAGGTAATATAGCATGTCAATCTACAGGTCTATTCTGGGGTGGAGATTATCCTGGTTTTTCTCTTGGTACTTATATATCCGTTGATGATGTAAATGAAATTATACGTATACAATGCGAGGGTTCTACATTCATTGGTGATGATGACTGGGTAGGATATGGTAATGGTACACATATAGAAGTAAATGATACTAATCAACAAATTAGTATGAGTGCTAGTAATGGTACTATTATTAGTAATCTATCAACTGGTACTGCTATTGACGTGGGAACTGATGCTACTGGTAAATTACAACTACACGTATCTGATTTTAGATTAAAAGAAAATATAGAACCAATTGAAAATCCACTTAATAAAGTTTTAAATTTAGATGGTGTAAAGTTTGAATGGAAAGATAAAGAAACACGAGGTGCTGGAAAAAGTATAGGTTTTATTGCACAAGAAGTTGAAAAATATGTACCAGAAGTTGTGTTTCAAGATAAAGAAGGTGTGTATGGTATGAATTATAGCCCATTAGTAGCCGTATTGGTTGAAGCTATAAAAGAACAACAACCACAAATAGATGAATTAATGAAAAGATTAGATAAGTTGGAAAATAATGGCTGATTTAAGTAAAACTGGAATAACTTCTGGAGCAACATTTACTAATACAATGTTGTCTGATTTATATGATTGTTTAACTGGTACAACGGCGTATGATAATATATCAGTATCCAAATATTCATATCTTAATGGTGGTGGTGTAACTGGTAGCGATGGATATGGTATTAGAAATAATAGTGGTACTATGCAAATGAAGAATAAAGATGGTTCGTGGGAACAATTTTTAGCTGCTGTACAAAGTGTAAGTGGTAGTCAATATGCTGTTATATGGAATGATGGTGGTTCATTTGGAGCAGATGATGAGTTTTTCTTTAATACGGCAAGAAAAGATTTTGGAGTAGGTGATACGGGTGGAAATGGTAATAATACTTTTATTAGTATGTCTGATACAGGTGGTCAAGTTGCTTTAAATTCAATTGGATTTGTATCATTGGGAGATAATGTTGGCAACTCCAATGGTACTTATGTTACTTGTGATGATGTAAATGAGGTAATAAGAGTTCAACAAGAAGGTACTACGTTTATTGGTGATGATGATTGGGTCGGATTTGGAACACAAACTCATATGGAAATAAATGATAATAACCAACAAATTAGTTGTAGTAATGCACTTGGTTTTATTGTTAGTGGACTTGCTGGTAGTAGTTTGGATTTAAATGCTGATGCAAATGGTAAACTAATAAACGCGGTTTCCGATTTTAGGCTAAAAGAAAATATAGAACCACTTACAAAATCACTTGATAAAATTAATAAATTAAGAGGTGTAAATTTTGAGTGGAGAGAAGAGTTTAAAGATGAACAAGGACATGGAAAAAGAGTAGGTATGATTGCACAAGAGGTAAAGGATATAATACCAGAAGTGGTTGTCCAAAAGGATGGTGTTTATGGTATAAATTATACTAAAATAATACCTTGTTTAATTGAAGCTGTAAAAGAACGACAAAATCAAATCGAGAACCTTAAAGAAAGACTCGATAAGTTTTGTTGATGATATTTATATATAGGAAAATAACATCAGGAGTCACGAAATGTTAATAAAATTCGAAGAAATAATAGAGGTGGTTTTACACCACGAAGGCGGTTATGTAAATGACCCTAAAGACCCAGGTGGTGAAACTAATTTTGGTGTTGCTAAAAGAAGTCACCCAGATGTAGATATAAAGAACCTTACAAAAGAAGGTGCAATAGAAATCTACAAGGAACACTATTGGGATAGAAATAAAGTAGAATCTTTATCAGAAGATTTACGTCACATTTATTTTGATATGTGTGTAAATCAAGGTAGAGGAAGAGCTGTAAAGATTATGCAACGAGCGGCTAACGCTAAAGGTGCTGGTTTAAAGGTAGATGGTGGAATGGGGCCAAAAACAATAGCGGCTATGAAAGGTGTTGAGTTGGATAGAGTTAGAGCGTATCGTGTTAAATACTATGCGGATTTAGTAACAAGAAAACCAGATTTAGAAAAATTTTACTTTGGTTGGTTTAGAAGAGCATTGGAAGTATAATGAACAAAAAAATCTTAAAGGAAATGATAAAATCAGAACTTCGTGAGTTTCTTGAAGATACAGGAAAACTTTGTGTTGTTCTGATGGGTTTACCTGCGGCTGGTAAGTCTACTTGGATTAATAATGAGGGTTCAAGTTACATACCAGGATTTACTGGATATAATGTAACTAATTCTGATTCACAAGTTATGGCTTTACAATATGATACTGCTATGTTACACTACCAACACTTGTTGAAAGTAGCACCAGATGAAGAACGTAGTAGTGAACGGGGATTTGGTGAATTTGTTGGTAATTCGGCATATACATCAAATCGTGGTAAAATAGTTACATTTCCTTTTGATTTTAATTGGTGGTTACAGAATAAAGATAAAGGTAGTAATAATTTTTATAAACTATTGTATAAACCATTTTATGCATCGTTCTTTGATATCAGAGATATAGCTAAAGAATATGAAAAGGATTTGTTTAAAACTAAAGTACATAAGGCTGGTAAACTTCTTGTAATAGACACAGTAGCGTCTAAACCACCAAAGATTTTACGTAGATTGAAACAAACTCGTGAAGAAGGTTATCATAATATTATTGTATATTTGGAAATAAATTCAGAATTAGCTGTTGCAAGAGATAAGTGGAGAGAGAAAAACGTTGGTAGAGGTGTTGGTGCTAAGATTATTGAAAACTATGCTAAATTGATGAGTGGTGCATATAAAGTATATGCTAAAGAAGGTAAAAATGATAGTGGTTTAGTTGATAGATTAATGTATTTTAAATGGTTTCCAGCCGGAACATCACCAATTAAGGGTGTTTGGAAAAAATTAGAAGATAAACGATATTCTATTAAAAGAAAACTTGATAAACTTAGGGATAGAAAATGAAGGGAATGAAAAAACTCGTAGAATCTATTGTTAGTGATACTCTTGGAGAATCCAAGGTACATGGTGCTGACCCTAAAGGTATAAACAGAATTGTTGGTGTTTATGTTGGTAGATTTCAACCATTTCACGCAGGACATTTTAATACTTTTAAAGAAATGCAAAAAGAGTTTGGTGCTAAGGATACTTTTATAGCTACATCTAATGTAAGTGGTGGTGATAGACATCCTTTTAATTTTAAAGAGAAACAAAAAATTATTAGTAAGATGTATAATATCAGAAAAAATCAAATAGTACAAGAAAAAAATGTTTATGCACCAATTAATATCTTGTCCAAATACGATAAAGAACACACGGCCGTCGCAGTTGGTTTGGGTGAAAAGGATGGTCAAAGACTTGGTGGTAAATATTTTAAACCATATACTGGCGATGTAACAAAATTGAAGGGTTTTGAAGATAACGGGTATATTTATATAGTACCAACCTTTAAGTTAAAGGTGGGTGGTTCTAATATAAGTGGAACACAAGTTAGAAAACTTTTAAGTTCCCCAGATATAGATGACAAGAAAAAGAAAAAATTATTTAAGGTTATTTTCGGTAAGTTTGATAACTCAATGTATGAATTTATTACGAACAGATTGATGTTCGACCATAAGCGACCAAATGGTATACTTTTGACTAAGGAAATTGTAGCTAATTTTTGTGTTGACAATGATGTACCAAAAATGATACAAGAATCTTCTACTACTTTAACTACCAATTCCAAACGTGGTGCTAATGCAGGTGGTGGAGCACCAGATGATGGGCCAGGAACATTTTATAGAAATTTTTCAGACTATTATAGAGTAGCTAAAGATGCAGTACCTTGGTTTATGCAAAAAACTGGTTGGTCTGTTGTTGAATTTATGATAAAAGATAAAGAACCAGAAGTTTTAGACCCTGACATGGATTTTACTATGATTGATGACCCAATATCTAATGTTACGTTTGGAAGAGTTGGTTCTATACCAGGTAGTAAACACGCCTCGAAGGATTATTTAGAAAGATTAACAAGCATATCAGAAAGACTTGGTTGGGAAATACTTAAATGGATGCATAAAGATGGTAAAGGACTTGAGATATCCCAAAAACCAACAGAAGAATATGGTAAAGGTAAAGCCACATGGTCTTATAAAGGAACTAAAGGTAAGAAAGCTAAATTAAAAGAATCTGTAAAACTTAAAAAGAAAAAAGCGGGTGGTAGTAAATATAGATATACTGCTATAATTGATACACCAGTTTCTATAAATAATGTTGATGTAGGATTACATTCGGATGATAAAAGTGCTATAAAATCATTAAACGTATTGTTGAAAAGAAAGTTTCCAAAAGAAAAACCATTAAAAGAAAGAATTGATATTGTAGATGATGTAAAAAGGTTAATGACAGAAGGTGGAGCATATGGACATTTAGCACATCCATTTGATGATAATAATTTAACATTCAGAGATTTCAGAACAATGATTACTAATACACTACAAGGTAATCTTAGTAAAGAAAAACCAGCTACAGAAAAGACAGATGGTCAGAATATAATGATAAGTTGGAGAAATGGTAAACTTATAGCGGCTAGAAACAAAGGTCATTTGATGAATAAGGGTGCTAGTGCGTTAACTACGAATGGTATTAGTAAGATGTTTGCAGGTAGAGGTGATTTACACAAAGCTTTTGCAGGAGCTATGAGAGATTTAGAAGATGCTATAGGTGCTATTAGTGATAAACAAAGAGATAAAATTTTTAAAGAGGGTGAACAATTTATGTCTTTGGAAATTATCTATCCAAAAACAGCAAATGTGATTCCATATGAGAAATCATTATTGATATTTCATGGTGTACTTCAATATGACGATAAAGGAAATGCAATAGGTGACTATTCTCAATTTGCAAGAATGTTAACTGGTATGATTAAACAAGTTAACAAGGATGTACAAACTCAATATAAAATAGAATATCCACCAGTTGTAGAATTACCAAAAGTAAAGGACTTTTCAAATCGTAAAAAATTCTATATTGGTAAATTAAACACTTTACAGAAAAAATATAAGTTAAAACCTAATAACACGTTGGGTGACTATCATCAAGCTTTTTGGACAGAGTATATTAACAAAGCTTTAAAGAGAACTAAGACTAAATTACCAGAAAGTATGTTTATTAGATTAGTTAAAAGGTGGGCATTCTTTGATAAGTCATATAAGATTCCACAAATTAAAAAGGATATGAAAAAATTTCCAAAATTTTTAGATTGGGTTTTAACTACTGATAAAGAAGACCATAAAGCAAAATTTAAAGAAAATATTACACCTTGGGAAGACTTGTTCTTAGGACTTGGCACAGAGATAATGTTAAATATGACACAATTGTTGACCGCTAACCCAGACGAAGGAGCTCAAAAAATCAAAAAGGATTTAGAAGACACTATAAAAGCAGTTCAAAGTAGTGGTGATTTAAATTTGATAAAAAAATTAGAAAAACAATTAAAGAGATTAGAATCAATAGGTGGATTTGGTACTATAACATCAACAGAAGGTATAACATTTACTTTTAATGGTAAGTTATACAAATATACTGGTACTTTTGCTCCAGTTAATCAAATTTTAGGTTTATTAAAGTACATATAGGATAATTATGGCAGGATATAGTAAAGAGTCAGAAAGACAAAACAGAGCGTTACAAAGTATTTTAGATGGTGGTACACCAGAAAAAAGAATATTTGTAAGTATGTCAGATATCAAGAAAAAGAAAAAGGGTGACCAGAAGAGTCATTTAACTGATATTATGGCAGAAGCACGAGTACCTTGGTTTTGTCCAGAATGTGATAAGGTAATGAAGAAAAAATTAGACGATAAAATGTGGAGATTATTTGGACATTGTTTTGATTGTCAAGTTGTAATTGAAAATAAACTTCGTATTGAAGGAACATATCACGAATGGGCTAAAAAGAAAGTTTTATTAAATCAACGTTCTTTTGTAGAAGAACAATTACAAAATGTTACTGAATGGAAGAATCAAGGAGATGTTACATTTTATAATCAAATTAATCCTGATGGACATTCCGTTGAAAAAGAAAAATGGGATGTTAATAAAGAAAAAATTATAGAACAAGCCGATGAAGCTATAGGACATTATAAAGAATTATTAGAAAAGATAGATTTAGAACTATCTAAAATAGAAACTAAGGAGAACTAACATGGCTGTAAGTTCAATTACAGAGTTAAAGACAAAGATACAAACTCTTAGTGATAATAAGAGAGGAAATCTTAGAAATCCTACGTACCTATCAACTATTGCAGATTCATTACAAACAGAAATTGTTAATTTGAATGCAAGTGGTAGTGACGCATCTTTAATTTCACAAACAGAAACTTATTTACGTAAAGTACAGACAATGTATTCAAGTTCAGTAGCATAATGAGTGATAAACAAGACTTAAAACAATTAGTTAGGTCTGAATACGTCAAGTGTGCCAAAGACCCAGTATACTTTTTAAAGAAGTATTGTATGATACAGCATCCAATTAAAGGCAAAATACCATTTCAATTATGGGATTTTCAAGAAAAAACATTGGAGGACTTTAAAGATAATAGACTTAGTGTTATTTTAAAAGCACGTCAGTTGGGTATATCAACATTAACAGCTGGATATTCACTTTGGTTAATGACATTTCATCAAGATAAAAATATTCTTGTTATTGCTACAAAACAAGATACTGCTAAAAATCTTGTAACAAAAGTTCGTGTTATGCATGCTAATTTACCATCTTGGTTAAAACAAAGTTGTGTTGAAGATAACAAATTATCTTTGAGATATAAAAATGGTTCACAAATTAAAGCTGTAGCAAGTTCGGAAGAAGCTGGTCGTTCAGAAGCACTATCTCTATTAGTTCTTGATGAAGCTGCATTTATAGACAAGATTGATACAATATGGGCTGCCGCATCACAAACACTATCTACGGGTGGTCAATGTATTGCACTATCTACACCAAATGGTGTTGGTAATTGGTTTCATAGAACTTGGATGGATGCCGAAGATGGGATAAATGGATGGAACTTTATAAAATTACATTGGACAATACACCCAGAAAGAGGAGAAGAGTGGAGAAGTAAACAAGATTTATTATTAGGGCCATCGTTAGCCGCTCAAGAGTGTGATTGTAGTTTTATAACTTCTGGTCAAACTGTAATTGATGGTCTTATAATAGAAGATTATAGAGAAAATTTTGTAAAAGAACCAATTGAAAGAAGAGGATTTGATTCTAATATGTGGATATGGGAATATCCAGATTATTCTAAAGATTATGTGTTAAGTGCTGATGTTAGTAGAGGAGATGGTACAGACTTTTCAGCGTTTCATGTGATTGATGTAGAGTCAATGAAACAAGTAGCAGAATATAAAGGTAAAATTGGAACTAAAGATTTTGGTAATATGTGTGTAAGTGTTGCTACAGAGTATAATAAAGCATTATTAATTGTGGAAAACAATAATATTGGTTGGTCTGCTATACAAACCATAATAGATTCAGAATATCCGAATTTATTTTATACATCAAAAGATTTAATGTATGTAGATACAGCAAAACAATTGACAAATAGATATAGAAGTCAAGATAGGAACATGGTTCCAGGATTTAGTATGACAGCAAAGACAAGACCACTTGTTATTGCTAAATTAGAGGAATATTTCAGAGAAAAGTCAGTAAGCGTTAATTCACAACGATTAATTGATGAGTTGTTTGTATTTATATATAAGAATAGTAGAGCTGAAGCTATGGTAGGGTACAATGATGACCTTGTTATGAGTTTAGCTATAGGTTTGTGGGTTAGAGATACGGCTCTAAGATTGAGAGCAGAAGGTATAGAACTTACAAAACGTTCATTCGATTATTTTCAATCCCATCAAGGTGTTTATGATACCGAAGATGTCAATAAAAACGATAGTTGGCAAATGGATGTTGGTGATGGTAAAGAATCATTAGAATGGTTAATATAAGGAAGAGGATAAAATGGCCGATAAAAGTTTAAGAGCTAGATTAAAAAGATTATTTTCCACAAATGTCATTGTTAGGCATGCAGGGGGGAGAACTTTAAAAGTAGCTGACACCAATAGGGTACAAGCTATAAACCAAGATATGACAGATAGGTTTACTAAGTTGTATAACAATATGTCACCAATGGGTTGGGGTACAAAAAATAACACATTAGCATCTTCACAACGAGTTGGTTTATTTCAAGACTATGAATCAATGGATAATGATTCCATTTTATCATCTGCACTTGATATATACGCAGACGAATCAACGATGAGGTCTGAATATGGTGAGATATTAAATATACGTTCAGATTCGGATAATATACATGATATTTTACACAATCTTTATTATGATGTTTTGAATATAGAATTTAATTTATGGCCATGGATTCGTAATATGTGTAAATATGGTGATTTCTTTTTGAAGTTGGATATTCATGAGAAATATGGAGTTACAAATGTAGTTCCACTATCTGCATATGATGTTACACGTTCAGAGGGTGATGACCCAGAGAATCCTTATTATGTAAAATTCATTATTGAAAATGGACAAGATAGACATACAGTTAGAATGAATCCAAACAATAATGAATTAGAAAATTATGAAGTAGCTCACTTTAGATTATTATCCGATAGTAATATGATACCATATGGAAAGTCTATGATTGAAGGAGCTCGTAAATCTTGGAAACAATTAATTCTTATGGAAGACGCTATGTTAATACATCGTATCATGAGAGCACCAGAAAAGAGAATATTCAAGATTGATATTGGAAACATACCACCAAATGAAGTTGATAACTATATGCAACGAATCATTAATAAAATGAAGAAAGCTCCAGTTATTGATAAAGATACTGGTGATTACAATTTAAAGTATAATGTCCAAAATATAACAGAAGATTTTTTCTTACCAGTTCGTGGTGGTGATAGTGGTACGGAGATTGATACGGCCGCTGGATTGACATTTGAAGCTGTGGAAGATATCGAATATTTAAGAAACAAAATGTTGGCCGCACTAAAGATACCGAAAGCTTTCTTGGGATATGAAGAAGAGGTTAATGCGAAAGCAACTTTGGCCGCTGAAGACGTTAGGTTTGCTCGTACTATTGAAAGAGTACAAAGAATTGTTGTTAGTGAGTTAACTAAAATTGGTATAATTCATTTATATGCACAAGGTTACCAAGATGCAGACCTTGTAAATTTTGAGTTGGGTCTAACTAATCCATCAATGATATATGAACAAGAAAAACTTGAATTGTGGTCTACAAAAATAGATTTAGCGGCTAATATGAAAGATAATAAGTTGTTACCAACTGAATTTATGTATGATGAAATTTTTGGATTTACAGCTCAAGAAAAGAAAAAGGTAAGAGAACAATTAGTTGATGACCAAAAAAGAATGTTCAGATACGAGTCAATTGAACAAGAAGGTGCAGACCCAGCAGCGGAAGGTAGTTCAGGTGAGGATGATTTTGGTGAAGATGATTTTGGTGATAGTATGGCTAGAACAGGAACAGAACTTGGGCCAGAAGGTGGAAGTCCAGAAGGTGGATGGGAAGGTGCTGGTAGGCCAAAGAGACCACCAAAATTTGGCAAAGATGGTTCGGCTAGAGGAAGAGACCCACTTGGTGCACACGATATGAAGAAGGGAGCTAGTACTTTAGCTTTAGCACATTTAGATAAACTAAAAAAGTCACTGGGAAATAGTGGTTTACAATTATTGAAAGAAACCACTGCTTTAGATGAAGAGTATAAACGTGAAGTAAAAGATACTTTAGATAATAACGATAAATAAAATACTTTAATATTTATAATTGTATCATAGTATAAAAAATTTAATGGAGTAATTAACATGAGTTCATTCATAAAACATTTAAAAATTAAAAATACTGGAATATTATTTGAGTTACTTTCCAGACAAGTAACTGCAGACATTATTAATAATAGTAAAAAGTCACATGCAGTAGCGATGTTAAAAAAGTATTTCAAAGAAAATACAGAATTGGGGAAAGAGTTGCAACTTTATAATGTTATTATTACTCAAAAATTTCCAACTGAATATAAAGCTGAAAAAATGGTCGAAGCTGTAATAAAGTCCAGACAAAAATTATCTAATAAGAAATTACGAGAAGAAAAGTACAATCTTATTAAAGATATAAAAGATACATACGACATTTCAGAATTTTTTAGTTCTCGTATACCAAATTATAAACTTTTGGCTTCTATATATAAAGTTTTTGGATACACAACAGAGATACATAAGAATGACCCAACCGATGAGGTTAAAAGTAGGTTTGAAATAATAGAACATATTATTAATAAAAAGATTGAAACGAATGTAAAGACCAATAAAATTATTGAAACTTATAAACAACAAGAAAAAGATATGAGATTGTTATCTTATAGTATATTAGTTGATAAGTTTAATTCAAAATATTCATCTTTAAATGAACAACAAAAAGCTTTATTGAAAAAATATATAGAAAATGTTTCTAATACTAATTCTTTAAGAGAATTTATTAATAGTGAAGTTGATAAATTGACAAAAGAACTAAAATCAATGTTGAAAAATGTTGATGATAAAGTTACAACCATTAAATTAAAAGAAGCTACCAAATTAACTAAGAATATGACAAATCATAAAATTGTTAGAGATGACGATGTTGTTAATTTGATGAGATACTATGAATTAGTTAAAGAAGTAAAGAATGTCATCACAAAAAACTAAGGAACAACAACTTAAAGAGTTGTTGAAGCAGATGATACTTGATGTTTTAGATGAAGCATCAGTTTCTGCTAACATAGATGGTGGGGAAGGGCCACCAACAACACCATATTGGGTAAGTAAGAAGAAGAAAAAGAAGAAAGCTGGATATGGTGGTGGTCATAAACAACCAACAGTCTTAGGATATATGTTGGCTATTGACCCAAATTTGAGAAGAGTTTCTTGAATCTATTATGCCGATACAGTGGGATAGTAATGGCCCCACTTTTTTGAATAGATTAAGAAGTTTATTTAAATTAAAAAGAAGATGGGTCATTGAAAAAACTAAAGTTAGAGGTCAAGAACCAAGTAAAGTGGAAACTTTAAAATTTCTTGATGGGTTGATAAAATCATTGAATGAAATGAGAGAAGAAATTCTTAAAAGTAGGAGTTAACTTTGAAACGATTTAAAATAAAAGAAGTACATCGTTGGTTAAACAATCTTCCAGAAAATAAGTGGAGAAAAATTTATAAAGTTGATGCAAAAAGAGTTGCTCATTTTATCAATCATGGTGGTAATGTAGAATTACCCGTTACTCTAAGAAGAAAATACGGAGATACCGAATTTGTAAGAGAGAAAAAACTTGCAAAAGGATTCTTACTTCAGAAAATTGATGAAAAGAAGAAAAATGAGTCTATAATTACTTTAAAACAAATGGTTTATGAAGAATTAAAGAAGTTAGACAGAAGTGGTATATTAAAGGAGAGACTATCAGACGAAGCTAGAGAATTAAGATTGTTTATTGATAATGATGCTAAAATTTATAAGTCAAGATATATACCTATTCTTAAAAATTTATCTAAATTTAAGAAAAGGAATAAATTTAATCCTAAATTAGCTGTTAAAGCTTTTAAATACTTAGTTGACGATGGTGCTAAATCATATGCTAAAAATTACGGAGGTAGTGCTCGTGATATGTTTACTAAGAAGGATAGGTTAGTGTTGGCAAAAGATTATGCCGAAGAGTTTGAAACTCAATTTAATAATAAAGAATTTGATTTTATGAAATAAGGAGTTAGAAAATGACGAAATCACTTTTAATAGATACTTTACTTTTTGAAGTATCATCACAACATATAAACGAATCAATTACAGATAATTCTGGTAAATTGATTGTTAGTGGTGTACTACAAAGAGCTAACTCAAAGAATCAAAATGGAAGAGTATATCCAAAAGAGATTTTAATGAGAGAATCTACAAAATATACAAAAGAATTTGTAAAGGAAGCTCGAGCGATGGGAGAACTTGACCATCCAGAGTCTTCGGTTGTTAATTTAAAGAATGTTTCTCACAATGTAAGAGATATGTGGTGGGAAGGAGACAATCTACTTGGTAAGATTGAAGTTTTAACAACACCTGCTGGAAATATATTAAAAGAACTATTTAAAGCTGGTATTAAACTTGGTATTTCTTCCCGCGGTATGGGTTCAGTATCAGAAAGTAAAGATGATGATACAGTAGAAGTACAAAAAGACTTTGAATTGATAGCTTTTGATTTCGTATCCAATCCATCTACACATGGTGCGTTTATGCATCCAATGAACGAAAGTGTTAATAGAGAAGATGTAAGGGAAGATGGAACTATTTGTGATAAGTGGTGTAAAACCGAATCTATAATTTCTGATATATTAAGTGGTATTTAAATATGAATCATAATATGTGGAAAAAATGGAAGAATTTCCGAATTGAACAATTAAATGAGGGTGATGGAGATGAAACTCTTGAAGGTTTGATTGCTGGAATGACTGGTGCGGCACAAAATCTTATTCCTACCTTAACTAATATGCCAAAGTATATGGATTTCATCATGAAACCTGATGACCCTAAAAAAACACCAGAAGAAAATGAATTAAACCAAGAAGTTGTTCGTAATGCGTTTGAAGATTTAGATGAGAATGCTAGATTACTTATAAAAAATTACAAATTTATAAAGAAGTACGTCAAAGAAGAATATCAATTTGACGTTGATGTAGTTTCAAAGGATGAAAGTTTAACAGAAGTTGGACAATGGGTTATAAAAATTAAAAAGGGTAAAAGAGTTAAAAAATTACAATGTCCACCAGGATTTAAAGTAGATAGTAGTGGAAGAAAATGTAAAAAACAGACTGCTAAAGATGTAAAAATTGGAAAAAAAGCCGCTAGAAAACGTGCAAAGGCTATGAAAGCTAAAATGGGTAAGATTTTAAAGAAACGAGCGAAGTCTATGAAAAAACGACAAAGTATGAATCTATAAAATGAAAAATTTTACAAATAAAGAAAATAATGCTATAAAAAAAATTGATAGAGGTCTCGGTGATACAATTGCACGAGCTATCAATACAGTATCTCGTGGTACAATTAAAGAATGTGGTGGATGTACTAAAAGAAAAGAATTTTTAAATAAAGTAGTTCCTTACAAGAGAGATTAATGAAATTAAAAGATATAGTTCAAGGTAAAGTTTATACTGATAAAGATAGACCACCATTTCAAGTAAAGGAAGATTTGAGTAAACAAGGATTTGCTGAATTAAAAGGTCAAGCAAGATATCTTGCAGGTTCAGTAAAAGATTTAGTAAAAGGTATCCAACAAAAAAATGATGATGTTATAGAAACAGAATTGGATTACATAATTGCCAAATCAAAGTTAATGAAGGATATGTTAAGTGATAAAAGATATAACGAATCCGTAAATGAAGGTAAATTCAAAACAACACTTCTTCCACAAAAGAAAGATATTAACAGACTTAAAATAAGATTTCAAAATGACCCTCGTAGATTATACACATTAAAAGATATATCAGTAGGACATAAAGTAAAAGGTGACCCATCAGGAACAAGTTATTTGTTTGTAGCACCAGGTAATAGAAAAGAACGATTTACAAAAGAAACTTGGCATTTAGCTAATGAAAAAGGTTGGTTATCACTTGAATCCATAAATGAAGCGGCTTTTAGTTCACCAGAAGCACAACAAATTTTAAATCAAGATATTACGAAAATGTCAAAAATTTTAGGTAAAGCATCTCAACAAATAATTAAAATAATGATGGATGGTGTAAAGGGTGGTAGATATGATGCTATGGATATTGTAAGAGGAATTGATACTGGTCCATTAAATAGAACACATGAGGGTGAAAGACCTTTTATGAAAATGTTATGGAGAAAAGTTAGAGATGGTTTTCGTAGATATTCACCAAATAAAAAATTGAAAAGAAAATGATTAAAAAGATTGGTAGTAAGTGGGCAGTCTATCCTAAAAAAGGCGGGAAACGACTTGGAACACATGATTCAAAGGAAAAAGCGTTGAAACAATTAAAAGCTATAGAGATATCCAAAAGGATGCGTTCAGAAGTAGAAAAGATAGTAAAAGAAATACTATTAGAAGCTGATACTGGGGCTGTAGTTGGTGGTGACTTTGTTGGTAGTGTTGCCGGAGATGTATCTAACACTATTCAACAATCTGGTTATGATAAATCATATGTTGTCATTGGTAGAACATTTTTTAAAAGAGATGATGGTGGTGGTCACACATATAATTCTTTATATACAGTTTTATTACATAAAGATAAGGATGAGATTGTTATAAATGCTTTAAATTTGGGTACTGGTGATTCTGCAACTGTATTTAGAAGTAATATTGAATCTTTTGGACAAGATACACGATTTCCAAGTGATGTTCGTAATATTGTTTATGAGTTTTTGGAGATACCAGACCCATTATTTCTTGAAGCTTGGGGTAGAGGTACATCAAGTTGGTTCGGAGGTGGAGGCCCGTCTAAACCAATGGATAAGAATATGCCAAAGAAATTTATAATCAATATACCATCTTTAAAAGATGCTAAAAAGATGTTAAAACAATTAAAAGTCAAGTGGAAATCAGTTGTTGACGATTTAACCAAACCTGGTATTTGGTATTTTAGAAATAGAAAAGGTGATACAGTTGGTGGTTGGAAACAAACACAAAAGACTTTATACTATGAACGAAGACTTTTTTAAGTAATCTAATATTTATATATAATGGAAAAGTCTAAAAAATGGAAGACGTTGGTTCAAGTTTCTAAAGAAGCCAATAGTTTTTCTGGTAAAAAGGGTGATAAGTTTGATGGAAGAGGATACTTCCCAAACAAAAATGCTAAATTGGCTAATGAAGTAGAAGAAAAAGCTAAAGCAAAAGTACAAGGTAGTGCAATAAAACCTAAAAGAATTAAGAGTGTATATGAAGACTATGAAGAAGAAGTTCTTGAAAAACAAATTGGAAATGGAATGACAAGTGTTCCATCAAAGATGAAAAAACATAAAGTTGATAGTACACAACAAAGTGGAGCTGGAATTAAATATATAAATCCAGATAATAATTATAAACAAATTTTTGGAGAAAGTAAAATGAAAAAATCTCAATTTAAATATATGATAAAACAAATGATAGGTGAAATTTTAGAAGGAAAAGGTAAAGCTCCTGGTTCCAAATCTGCTGGTGGGGCTTCACCAGCTCTACCTGGTGGAATATCTAAAGGTGGATATACATTACGGTCTTATACTTCATTAGGTGGTGATGCTGGTGAAAGAGCAGGTTCAGAAAGAGGTTGGAAAGGTGGAAATGTTGGGTCAAGAAAATCGTTTAGAACTACTAAAGCTTCTGCACTAGCGTCTATAATAAAAGGTCAGAACTTAGGTAAAATTGATGCTTGGAGAACGGATGCATTAACTGATAAGAGAGCAATTATCGGAAAATCTAAATACCAAGGTACAAGAACTCCAGGTGGTAGAGGAACTAAACAAAAAGCTGTTAGTGGTACACTTGACAATCTAGCTTCAATACGTGCGTCTGATGATGTTAAAAGAAAATCCCAAGGTGGAAGGTCAACCGCATTAGGTGGTGCTAAAATGAAGGTGAGTGCTTCTTACATCAACCAAAAGTCTGCTGCTAAAAGTGCTTATAACTCGGCAATAAATGCTGAGATTACGGCTCTACAAACTCTTCAAGCTGCTTATATAAAAGGTGGTGGTCAGACAATTGAAAAAACTTATGTAGCTATACAAAATTTAATTGATGATTTAGGATATAAAAAAGAAGAATATGCATTAAGATGGGATTTCGCGACAGCGGCTTATAATGGTAATACAACTGCTATGAATAACGCTCGTACAAATATAGAATCTAAAAGAGATACAATAAAGAAGAGAGCTAAGTCTGTCGGAGAAGACCCGGCCGGGTCTATCGGTGGAAGAACTCAAGAATGGGAAAGAGGTATCAAAGTGAGAGAAGGTGATAAAGTTACCGATGGAAAACAAACTTATCAAGCTACCATACCTAAAGGAGCAAGAGACCATGAATGGATGTGGTCTAATATACCACCTGCCGAATCAATGCGAGACGGCTTCTGGCAACCATCAAAATAAAGGTAAAAAAATAATGAACCAAACTGATATTAGAAAAATAATTAAAGAATGTATTCGTGAACTTATGGAAGCACCAGTTTCCAAAGGTGGTCATCCCGTTCAAGATTACTCTAAAGTAGCTGGTGGTGAAACAGGTCAAAGAAAACAAGATAAAGGTTTATTTGACTTAGCAACCAAGGTTTCGAAAGGAATAACAAGTTCTGATATAGATGGATGGAGACATCAAGCTTTGTTGAGTGGTGATAAATTTATTGTACCTAAATCCAAATATCAGAAACAACAAACTAAAACAAAATCTGTTAGTGCTAATATAGATAGTTTAGCGGCTATTAGGGGTAAAGAAGACCAAGAAAGACGTGCAACTGGTGGTAGAGTTGGATACACTAAAGTTTCTGCAACATATATCAATAACCAATCTAATGCTAAAGCTACATATAATAAAGCAATAGATGATGAGATAAAAAGATTGGGTGCATTACAATCACAAACAAAAGCTGGTGATAAAAATTATGTTGCATTACAAAATTTAATAGAAGATTTAGAAATAAGAAAAGAAGAATACTCATTAAAGTGGGAATTTGTTACGGCGGCGTTCAATAATGATGAAAATAAGATGAATAATGTTCGGTCTGATATACAAGCCAAAAGAGATGAGAGATTAAAACGAGCCAAGTCAGTTGGTACTGACCCAAAGGGTGAAGAAGGAAAAGAACAACCCAAAAAATAGGGGATTTACAATGAAAAAGAAAGTATTAAAAGAATTTTTTATGGCAGGTGGTGTAGTCACTGGAAAGCCATTTAAGGTGAATGACGAAGTTCGTGGTTCTGGTATTAAATTATCGTCCTTGGTCAAGGAAGGAAACCCAGAGTCTTGGTCTGAATCAGAAGCAACTATTAATGTTAATCGTTTTCTTGAAGACGTTAAGAATTATGGTCATATAGGTAAAGATATTTATAGAGAAACAAATTTAAAAGACATAGCTCTTAAACTATCAGAAATTGTTGAGTCTGCAAAGATTCATACTATGAATGAAACTGATGATTGGTTTGATAGAGTGTCGGTAAAACGAAATATGAAAGAACTTGGTGGTTTAGCTACTCAATTTGTTAAAGCTGCGAAAGAATCAAATTTAATGCAACGTAGAATGGAAACTCTTTATGAAGATATGGGTAACATTTTAAGTAGATATTACGAAATAGAGGATTCTAATACTTTAAGTGAAGCTGATGTAAAAGACTTAGATAAACCAGAGAGTGGTGACAAAGAAGCATATCAGAAATTCTTTCAAGCGGCTATGAAGAAGTTTGGTGTTGATTCACCAGATGAACTTAGTGATGAAGATAAGAAAGATTTCTTTAATTGGGTAGATAAAAACTGGAAAAATTCATAATGACAAAACATTTTTTAAAAGAAAATTACGAAAGATTATTCAAAACACAATTATCAGAATCAACTGATATATTTTTAGGAAAAGAAATACCAATTAGTAAACTTAAAAAGTTTGGTAAGATGAAAGGTAAGGTATTTTACTTAGATGGTACGAAACAAGGTATGTTAGCAGACATTGAGGGTAAAAACGTTGTTGGTTTTAAAATAACAGCTGGAATGAGAACAGATGATGATGAGAATTTTCATACGTCACTCGAAGATTTAGCTGATGCACTAAAAATGAAACTATCAGATGACTATGGAGATTACGAACTTAGTTAAAAAAAGAAAAGTAGGTTTTATATGGCAATAAAGGTAGATGTAAGAGATAATAAGATAGAGTTCGCTCTACGAAAGTTTAAGAAAAAAGTAAAAGAGTCTGGGTTATTACTCGAATTGAGAGAAAGGGAGTTCTATAAGAAGCCTTCTCATATAAAAAGACTCAAAAAATCTAAGGCAAAACTTAGAATTAAATATGATAAGTTAAGAATGGAACGGGAAAAAACCTGAAGGGGGTTTGAACGTTTTACTTTTTTAGCTGATATTTATATAAAAATCAAATACACCATTTTACCATGCCTGGTAAGTCCTGATATGGTGTACTGAAGATAGTTCAGTATTATTGTTCCTAAATAACAATAGAATCCTTTAATTTGGAGAATTAAAATGGACGACCTTTTGAAAAATGCAATCGCAGATGCAAAAGCAGTTCGTGAGACCGCGTTGGAAAACGCCAAAGTAGCTTTACAAGAAGCCTTTACTCCAAGACTAAATCAAATGCTTTCACAAAAGATTCAGAATGAAGTCGAAGACGAATTAGAAGATGATGAATTTTATGATGAAGAAGACGAAGAAGCTGAAGAAGAAGAAGCAGAAGCTGAAGACGCTGTAGAAGATGAAGCTGAAATAGATGCTGAAGAAGGTGCAGAAGAAGAAGCTGAAGAAGCTGGTGAAGAAGAAGCTGAAGAAGCCGAAGAAGAACCAGAAGCTGAAGAAGGTGATGAAGAAGAAGCAGGTGATGAAGAAGATGACGACCTTGACCTTGAAGCAGTTCTGAGAGAATTAGAATCAGACCTGACTGAAGAGGAAGAGGAAGATGAATTCGCTTCACCTGAAGAAGAAGACGAAGTTGACCTTGGTGATGCACCAGTTGACATCGCTGCTGATGATTCTGAGTTCATGCCTGAACCTGCTAATGATGAAGGTGATTTAGATTTAGATGCCGAAGCACCAGCTGATGAAGAGGGTGAAGAGGATATGGAAGAGGAACTTGACCTTGAAGAAGTGTTGAAAGCTCTACAAGAAGAAGAGGAAGAAGAGGAAGAAGAAGTGGATGAAATTACTCAACTTAAATCTGAACTTGGAGAACATCGCGAAGTAGTTAAGTATCTACGGTCTAAATTAAATGAGGTCAATCTACTCAATGCTAAACTCTTGTTTACTAACAAGTTGTTCAGGAATCATTCTATGACTAATGAACAGAAAATTAAAGTCATTGAGCAGTTTGATAGAGCAAAGAATCTACGTGAAGTTAAGTTGGTATTTTCAACTATAGCTGAATCGTTTGGTTCTTCTGCTAAAAAATCTGTAAATGAGAACAAAGGTTCAGCTTCTAAAGCTGTTGCTTCTACAAAACCTAAAACCGAAACTAAAGAAGTTTTGGCTGAAGGTTCTGAGTTGAAGAACAGATTTCAGAAACTAGCTAAAATTCTTTAATAACAACCGTTTAGGAGAAATTAAATGTCTAAAAATAGTAATTTAAAATCTATTGAAGGCCTTATGGATGGCTATAATCCATATCAGGAACGGTTAGAGGAAACTCGTAAGTTAGTAGGAAAGTGGGAGCCCACTGGATTACTCGAAGGAATAGATTCCGAAACTAAAGTCATGAGTATGGCTACTCTTTTGGAAAACCAAGCTCGTCAGTTAATTGATGAGTCTTCTAAAACAAGCACAACTGCTAACTCTGAAGAGTGGAGTGGTGTTGCTCTTCCTTTGGTACGTAGGATTTTTGGTGAATTAGCTGCACAAGATTTCGTATCTGTTCAGCCAATGAACCTTCCTTCAGGACTTATTTTTTACCTTGATTTCAAATATGGTACCGCACAACCAGGTCACACTCAAAACTCAGATGTTCATGGTAACACTTCTGGTTCTGATGCTGACGCTTCTGGTGGTCTATATGGGGCAGGTAAATTTGGATATTCAATCAACGAATCTGTTGCAACAATAACAAGCTATAGTTCAGCTTCTGTTGTATGGGGTGATGTTGATTTCGAACCATCTTTGAGTTCTTCTCTTGATAACCTGAGAAAAGTTACTGTCGCTCTTGCGGACGATGGTATGACAAATCCAGATTTCGATGGCGTTAGAGCTTTTGAAATTTCTGGTTCATCAACCGCGGCTATCGCTGACTACTATCCTGCTTACTCAAGTTGGGATGGTTCAAACTGGAACTTTGTTGTAAAGACTTCTGGTGCGTACGAAGTTGATGGAAATATCTATGTGAAGTATCACAAAGCACCAACCGATGTTACTCGTGGTGATTTTGAAGATTCTTCACCAACCGAACCAGCAACGGATATTGGTATTCCAGAAATAGATATCCAAATGAAATCTATTCCGATTGTTGCAAAAACTCGTAAATTGAAAGCTGTATGGACTCCTGAGTTAGCTCAAGACCTTAACGCTTATCATTCTGTTGACGCAGAAGCTGAGTTAACTGCAATGTTATCTGAGTACATTTCAATGGAAATTGATTTGGAAATCCTTGATATGTTGATGGGTAATGCTAATGCTAAAACAGAACGTTGGTCTGCTAGAGTAGGATATGAGTATAATTCTTCTACCGCTCTTTTCGCAGAATCATCTGCTAATGCATCAGCTTATGTAAAAGGAACTTGGTTCCAGACTCTCGGTAATAAGATACAAGCTGTATCTAATGCTATTCATCAGAAGACTCTACGTGGTGGAGCTAACTTTATGGTCGTAAGTCCTGAAGTTGCTACTATCATTGAGTCTATCCCTGGATATGCATCTGATTCAGATGGTAATGCTGCTAATAGTTCATTCGCAATGGGTGTTCAAAAAGTTGGACTATTGAACAACCGTTTTACGGTCTACAAGAATCCATACATGCACGAGAACGTAATACTTGTTGGTTTCAGAGGAAGTAATTTCTTAGAAACTGGTGCTGTATACGCTCCGTATGTACCACTTATCATGACTCCGTTGGTCTATGACCCAACAAACTTTACGCCAAGAAAAGGTGTTATGACTCGTTATGCGAAGAAAATCGTAAGACCTGAGTTCTATGGTAAAGTTATCGTTGCTGATGTTAATTACGTTTAATCGTAGTTAGTATTTAGAACTGATGAAATAAAAAGGGGTAATCATTTATTTGGTTACCCTTTTTTTGTACTATGTTATATTTATATGTATGGAAACATACAAACAACATCCAAAATTTAAACGATATGAAATTTCTGATAGAGGAAATGTGCGTAATATTAAAACTAAACGAGTTATGAGAACTCGATTAGATAGATGTGGATATCCAAGATTAAATCTAAGATTAGAAAAAGGTGTACAACTAACAGAATCAGTTCATAGATTAGTTGCAGAAACCTTTTATGGTGAGATACCTAATGGAATGGTAGTAGACCATATTGATAGAAATAGAGAAAATGCTAATTTATCTAATTTAAGAGTGGTTACACCACAAAAAAATATGGATAATAGAATAATGATTGGTAAAGAGATACCACATATTCTATATAATTCAGGACGCAAAAGTTTTCAAGTTAATGGAATTGAAGTAAGAGATAAAAGAGAAGCTTTAAATCTTTTTCAAAATTCTTTATAGACATATTATCCCTTTTTTTATAGCAAGATATTTATTATTGATATAAAATGTACATTTATTAAATTAGGAGAACAATATGGCAACTCAACCAATATGGCCAGGAAGTGGTTCATATACAGACGCGACAGATGTTCCATTTGGTTTTTATACCAGTGATGTGACTTATGTAACTCATTCTGTGCAAACTGCAGAGTGGTGTGCTAAAAGACTTGGATATCCCATTATGGACGTGGAATTACAAGGTACACAAATGTATGCTTGTTTTGAGGAAGCGGTAACAGAATATTCTTCTATTGTAAATCAATTTAATATAAGAGAAAATATTCTTAAATTACAAGGAGCCCCAACATCTTCTAATTTTACACATACGGTGGTATCCGATTTAGGAAGAGCTATAACTATATCAGAAGCATATGGAGCAGAAGTTGGAGTTGGTGGTTCAGTTGATTGGAAAACTGGGTATATAGAAACATCAGCTAGTCAACAAACTTACGATTTAGATAGTTGGGCAATTGTTTCTGAAAGTAGTTCACCAATAGAGATTAAAAGAGTATTTCATGAAGCTACACCAGCTGTTTCGAGATACTTTGACCCTTATGCTGGAACTGGACAAGGTACTGATAATGTTATTGATTCATTTGGTTGGGGTGAATATTCACCTGGTGTTCAATTTACATTAATGCCTGTTTATGCTGATATATTAAAGATGCAAGCAATAGAATTTAATGACCAAATAAGAAAATCGGCATATTCATTTGAATTAATTAATAATAAATTGAGAGTTTTTCCAATACCTACATCTACATTTAAGATGTATTTTCAATATATCAGAAAAGATGATAGGTGGAAAACATTATCAAATGAAGTCACAGATGAATATACATCTGGTGGTCAGACTGCAGTACAATCTGATTTCTCAAATATTCGATATGATAATATGTCTTATAAAGATATTAACGACCCAGGTAAACAATGGATTAGAAAATACACATTAGCTCTATGTAAAGAGTTATTGGGAATTATAAGAAGTAAATATGGTACTATACCAATTCCAGGTGCGGAAACAACATTGGATGGTGATACTTTACGTTCAGAAGCTACGGATGAAAAGAATACTCTTGTTGAACAATTAAGAGAAATGTTAGATTCTTCTGGTGGTGATGAGATAATGCAGGAAGAAGCGGCTGAAGCTGAAGCGACACAAGAGATTTTGAAAAAAGTTCCATTAAGTATTTATATAGGATAGAGTTATGGCAGGAAGATTTAATTCGGCAAATGATTTAAGGACTTTTGAAACTTTTAATAAAGAGTTAGTTGGTGATTTACGTCTAAGTAAAGATGGTATAATAAATCAAACAATAAAACTCTTTAAAGTTTCTGCAGAACATACGTCTACTAATTTGTATGGTGAATCTACTGGTGGTAAAATTTACAAACCTGGTGTTGAATTTGCTTGTATGATTGAAAGTGGGGATATAGATTTTAATTTAGATGAATTTGGTGCTGATGCATTACAAGATGCTACATTTTTTATGTTAAGAGAGACATTGACAGATTTGAAATTAGTTCCAGAATTGGGTGATATAGTAGAGTGGAATTATGCACACTTTGAAATTAATGGTATTAATGAAAACCAATTAATAGGTGGACAATATGACCAAAATTGGTCGGTTAATTGTACTGCACATATAATTAGGTCATCTACATTACAAATTGAAAGGGTTAGGAGAATATAATGGCTGGAAGATTTAGACCGATACCAAAGGTACAAGAAAAACAAAGAGGTATGGGCCCAACTGCGAATAGAGGTACACAATTATCGAGAAAAAAGGATGTAGCTAATGATTTAAGTGTTAGTTTGATGGATGTTGATGCGGCTATTATGTATTATTTTTCCGATGTTATAAAACCTACTATTGATGAGAATGGAGAACGAGCTAGAGTTCCTGTTCTTTATTCAAATGCAGAAAGGTGGAAGTCAGCTCAAGTTGATGGTGTTATAAGAGACAATAGAAAACAAGTTATTCTTCCAGTAATAACATTTAAAAGAACAAGTGTAACTAAAGATGATAGTTTAGCAGTAGATAAAATGGATGCTAACAATCCACAATTATTTTATCACTTCGAAAGACAATATAGTAAAGAAAATAGGTATGATAAATTTTCAGTAGTACATGGACTTAAACCAGCAAGACAATACCATTCAGTTGCGATGCCTGATTATATGATATTGACATATGATGTTATTGTATGGACAAGTTATACTGAACATATGAATGAAATAATAGAAAAGGTTAACTGGTCTGAAGGTTCATATTGGGGAGAACCAGGAAAGTTTAAATTTAGGGTCAATATAGACTCATACGAGGATGCTACAGAATTAGCAGATAGAGAAAGAATTGTTAGAAGTACCTTTAGTTTAACTGTTAAAGGATATTTAGTACCAGATAGTATTAATAAAGCTATACTAACAAGAAAATATTTTACACCAAAAGCAGTGACAATGACAGAAGTCATCGAGTAGGAGAATTTAATGTCAATTAATAAACAACTCGGCGGAGTATCTGATTTTATACGAATAGCTGAAACACAAACTGGAAACCAAGCTACAGATTTGGAATTTACTAATACTTTTGGTGGAACTACGATATTTATTATGAGAGGTGATGGCTCGCAAGTAAGTGGTAGTGATTTGGTAAATTTGAATTATGTTGGTACAAACTACTATAGAGTACAAAATCATTTCAATGGTAATGGTTCATCATCAATAGATGCATCTACTAATTCTCAAGTTTTTAATGTAACTATAGATAGTGGATATAAAATTAAAAATGGTACGATAGAGTGTAATGTCAATGGAGTTAATATGATATCAAATACAGACCAAATAAATAGTGGTGGTATTGATTTTTATATGAGTGCTTCAGCAACACAAGTATGTGTTAGAAAATTATATACTAATGGAAATGGAATGAATCTTGATAGTGGCGATTTGGTAAATATATCTTATCAACAGGAGAAGATTTAAATGGCTGGAATACGTAATGGAGCTATTAGACAAGTAGAAGGATATATAGGAACAACGCGTGATTTTTTAACACCAATTTCCGAATCTACGTTTGGTTCTGATGTTTTAAAATTTCATGATAACGCTGGTAGAGAGAATGGATTTAGTATGAATCTTGTTAAGGGAAGTCCAGAGTATTCTACCGATATTTGTAGTCGTGAGTTTGTAGATAGTATGTGGACAATTCAAGAAAATTTTGGATTACAACATATGACATCATCTACTTCTGAATATCAAGAATTTCATCCAACTCAATTAGGTGATAAAAGAAAAATTAAAAGTGGAACTTTGAAGGTCAGAGTTAATGGATATGATTTGAGAACTATGTCTGGTTCTACAGACCAAAGTAACACAAATAAAGTAGAAGCTTATTTAGATTCTACTTATAAGAAAATAAGAATTAAAAAGCTATACGTTGAAGATACCAATAAAATAGCTGGAGATAGAGTATTGTTAGGAATAGATTTAAATGACGAAGATACAATTTCTCTAAAATATCAACAGGAGACAAGTTAGATGCCACTCATAGACCCGTTACGACAATTAAAACCACCTACTTCACAAAGTAGGATTTTACAATCATCAGAATTAACAAGTTCTGATACTGGATTACCAACATTACAATGGGGCCAGGTTGGTCTGAACCTACTTGGAACTGGTAGTTTAGATGTTGGTACTGGAAATACATTATCAGCAGGATATGTTAAATTATATAATAATATAATTAAAAATTCATTAGAAGACCCAGCTATACAGTTACTCGTAGATGGTTATGATAGTGGTAGTGTTAAAATTTATGGTGATTTGATTGTTGAGGGAAGTCAATCAATACAAAACACAGAAACTTTTAGAGTAGAAGACCCAATACTTGATTTAAATTATAGTGGTTCTACAGCGTTAGCCGGAGCTGATGCTGGATTGAAAGTTGGTCGTAATGGTGCAACTGATGCTAGAATATTATGGAATGAATCAGAAGTGAAGTGGATGGTTGATAATGGAACTGGTACGTTACAAACAATAGGTGGAGCTACAGGTTCTGAGTTTCTTGGAGCTACACAAACTAATATGTCTTCTTCTACTATGTTAACAGATGCTAATTTAACTTTTGAAGGTGGTGAACCACTTGGTTTACCAGGTACACCTACAACTGGAAGTGCGGCAGTATCAATGACATATGTATCCGAGTCTTTATTTCATTATATTAGAACAAAGGGTACATATCAAGCTAATTTGGTTACTGCTCCATCAACCGCGTCATTTACAGCGGTTACGGCGTCTGCACCAAGTGGAATGGAACAGACAAATTTACAAGATTTTATATTTTTTATCAATGGTCAATATATTGAACATTATGCTTGTACAATAAGACAAGAAGATTCAAATTTTAAGTTATACATAGATAGTAGTAGTTTAGAGATGGAATTTGATGCAGATGATGAGATAGTTGCACATGGTAAATTTAATGTTTAGATATTTATAGTTAAGATTTGGAATAAAATATGGCATTATTAGAAAAAAAGCAAATAGACGAAGATGCGATAGCCGCGTTATCTGGAACAAGTGGAAGTTCTGGTTCAAGTGGTTCGTCAGGTTCATCTGGCTCAAGTGGTTCTTCTGGTTCAAGTGGTACAGATGGTACATCTGGAACTGATGGTACGTCTGGAACAGACGGAACAAGTGGAAGTTCTGGCTCGTCAGGCTCAAGTGGAATTGATGGAACTTCTGGCAGTTCTGGGTCAAGTGGAACTGATGGAACAAGTGGTTCAAGTGGTACAGATGGAACAAGTGGTGTAGATGGAACAAGTGGTTCTTCTGGGTCTTCTGGAAGTTCTGGTACAGACGGAACAAGTGGAACAAGTGGTTCGAGTGGAACTGATGGAACAAGTGGTTCAAGTGGTTCGAGTGGAACTGATGGAACTTCTGGTACAGATGGAACGTCAGGTTCAAGTGGTTCAAGTGGTTCAAGTGGAAGTAGTGGTTCTTCTGGAACAAGTGGTTCTTCTGGTTCCAGTGGTTCAAGTGGAACGGATGGTACATCTGGAACTGATGGAACAAGTGGTTCTTCTGGGTCAAGTGGAACTTCTGGTTCATCAGGTTCAAGTGGTTCAAGTGGAAGTAGTGGTTCTTCTGGAACAAGTGGAACAGATGGAACTGATGGTACCAGTGGTATTTCTGATACTTTTGTAACAACATCGAGTACAAGTATAGCAATACCAACATCACATCCAACTACAGTAACAATAACGGTTGGTACAGGTTTAGCTTGGAGTACTGGTCAAAATGCTCTTGTAGCTAAAACGGGTGATGCAACAAAACAATTTTTAATGGATGTTACCAGTTACAATTCTGGTACTGGAGTAATGGTTGGTGAAAGTATATCTAATACTGGTACTGGTACTATTGCGTCATGGTCTGTAAATTTAGAAGGTGTAGCTGGTGACGATGGTACATCTGGAACTGATGGAACAAGTGGAAGTAGTGGTTCTTCTGGTTCTTCAGGTTCAAGTGGAACAAGTGGTTCAAGTGGTACAGACGGAACAAGTGGTTCAAGTGGTTCAAGTGGAAGTTCTGGAACAGACGGAACAAGTGGTACAGATGGAACAAGTGGTTCTTCTGGTTCTTCTGGTTCTTCAGGTTCAAGTGGAACTGATGGAACAAGTGGTTCTTCTGGTTCAAGTGGAACAGATGGAACAAGTGGAAGTAGTGGTTCTTCAGGTTCAAGTGGTTCAAGTGGTTCAAGTGGAACAGACGGAACAAGTGGTTCTTCTGGGTCAAGTGGTTCAAGTGGTTCGTCAGGTTCAAGTGGAAGTAGTGGAACTGATGGAACAAGTGGAACTGATGGAACAAGTGGTTCTTCTGGTTCAAGTGGACAAGATGGAAACTTTGGTGGTGCTTCATTTGAATATGATTTTGCTACAGCTACTACGATGCAAGACCCTGGAACTGGTGCGTTAAGACTTAATCATTCTACACAATCTTCTGCTACCATAATCGCGATAGATGATAGTGACAAAGATTCTACAGATATTCAAAGTTATCTACGTACAATAGATGATAGTACATCTACTATAAAAGGTCATGTAAAAATATCGAAAAAATTTAATACTGATGTATTTTTATTATTTACTATATCAGCTTTATCAGAAGAAACTGGTTATTTTCAAGTTACTGTTGCTCATGTATCTGGTAATACTGCTTCACCATTCGCAAATGATGATGATTTAATTGTAACCTTTGCTAGAACTGGTGATAAAGGTGATACAGGTGCCGCTGGAACAAGTGGAACTGATGGAACTGATGGTACAAGTGGTTCTTCTGGAAGTTCTGGTTCAAGTGGAACAGATGGAACAAGTGGTTCTTCTGGTTCAAGTGGTTCAAGTGGTTCAAGTGGAACAGATGGAACAAGTGGTTCTTCTGGGTCAAGTGGTTCGAGTGGAACTGATGGAACAAGTGGAACTGATGGAACAAGTGGAACTGATGGTACATCTGGTTCTTCTGGTTCAAGTGGCACAAGTGGTTCAAGTGGCTCAAGTGGAAGTTCTGGAACAGATGGAACAAGTGGAACAGACGGAACAAGTGGAACAGATGGTACAAGTGGAAGCAGTGGTTCGTCAGGTTCAAGTGGAAGCAGTGGTTCAAGTGGTTCAAGTGGATTAACTGGTGATGCGTACGAAACTACATCTTCAACAAGTACGGCTATACCAACATCACACCCAACTACAGTCACATTAACTATAGGAACTGGTCTACAATGGACGATTGGTCAAACAGCTCTTGTAGCAAAAGATAATAGTAACAAATTTCAAGGTACAGTAAATTCATATAATAGTGGTACAGGTGTAATAGAATTAGCTTCTACATCTAATACTGGTAGTGGTACATATGCATCGTGGGAATTTAATCTTGGTGGTGTTGAGGGGCCTGCAGGAACAAGTGGAAGTTCTGGTTCTTCTGGTTCAAGTGGTACAGACGGAACAAGTGGTTCAAGTGGAAGTTCTGGAACTGATGGAACGAGTGGTTCAAGTGGTTCAAGTGGAAGTAGTGGAACATCTGGAACTGATGGAACAAGTGGAAGTAGTGGTTCTTCAGGTTCAAGTGGTACAGATGGTACATCTGGAACTGATGGAACAAGTGGTTCAAGTGGAAGTTCTGGAACTGATGGAACGAGTGGTTCAAGTGGTTCAAGTGGAAGTAGTGGTTCTTCTGGTACAGATGGTACATCTGGAACTGATGGAACAAGTGGAAGTAGTGGTTCGTCAGGTTCAAGTGGAAGTAGTGGAACAGACGGAACAAGTGGAACAAGTGGTTCTTCTGGTTCCAGTGGTACAAGTGGTTCTTCTGGTTCAAGTGGTTCAAGTGGAACAAGTGGTTCGAGTGGAACGGATGGAACATCTGGTTCGTCAGGTTCAAGTGGTTCGAGCGGAACATCTGGTTCGAGTGGTACAGACGGAACAAGTGGTTCTTCTGGTTCAAGTGGTTCAAGTGGAACAAGTGGTACTGATGGAACAAGTGGTACAGACGGAACAAGTGGCTCTTCTGGTTCATCTGGGTCAAGTGGTTCTTCTGGTTCAAGTGGAACTGATGGAACAAGTGGAAGTAGTGGTTCGTCAGGTTCAAGTGGTTCTTCTGGTTCAAGTGGACAAGATGGAAACTTTGGTGGAGCAAGTTTTCTATATGACTTTAGTACTACTACAACTAATTCCGACCCTGGTAGCGGTAAGTTAAGATTAGATAATGCTACACAAAATAGTGCTACAGGAATCTATATAGATGATAATGATATAGATGGTACGGATATTCAAAGTTATCTACGTACAATAGATGATTCCACAAGTACTATAAAAGGTCATGTAAAAATATCGAAAAAATTTGATACAAGTAAATTTATATTAGCTACAATATCATCTTTATCAGAAGAAACTGGTTATTTTGATATTACAATATCTGTTGTGGATTCGAATGAAGCTACACCTTTTGCAGATGGAGATGATATACTCGTAACTTTCGCTAGAACTGGTGATAAAGGAGAAGATGGAACAAGTGGTTCGTCAGGTTCTTCTGGTAGTTCTGGTTCAAGTGGAACTGATGGTACAAGTGGAAGCAGTGGTTCTTCTGGTTCAAGTGGAACAAGTGGTACTGATGGAACAAGTGGTTCTTCTGGGTCAAGTGGTTCGAGTGGAACAAGTGGTACTGATGGAACAAGTGGTTCTTCTGGGTCAAGTGGTACTGATGGAACTTCTGGTACAGATGGTACATCTGGAACTGATGGAACAAGTGGTTCAAGTGGAAGTAGTGGAACTTCTGGTTCATCTGGTTCAAGTGGTTCAAGTGGAAGTAGTGGTTCTTCTGGAACAAGTGGTTCAAGTGGAACGGATGGAACAAGTGGTTCATCTGGTTCATCTGGTTCAAGTGGTTCTTCTGGAAGTTCTGGTACAGACGGAACAAGTGGTGTATCTGATAAATTCTCTACAACGTCTTCTACGAGTACTACAATACCAACATCACATCCAACTTCGGTAACAATAACAATTGGTACTGGATTATCATGGACTACTGGTCAATCTGCACTGATAGCGTATGATAATAGTAATAAATTTGTTGGTGAAGTAACGGCGTATAATAGTGGTAATGGAAGTTTTAGTGTTGATTCTACATCTCATACTGGTAGTGGTACATATACTTCGTGGGAAATAAATTTAGAAGGAGCTCCAGGTGTTGCTGGAACAAGTGGTTCGAGTGGTACATCTGGTTCAAGTGGAAGTAGTGGTTCTTCTGGAACAAGTGGTTCGAGTGGTACTGATGGAACAAGTGGAAGTTCTGGTTCAAGTGGTTCAAGTGGAACAAGTGGTACAGACGGAACAAGTGGTTCAAGTGGTTCTTCTGGAAGTTCTGGTACAGACGGAACAAGTGGTGTAGATGGAACAAGTGGTTCTTCTGGTTCTTCTGGAACAAGTGGTTCAAGTGGTTCTTCTGGAACAAGTGGTTCAAGTGGAACTGATGGAACTTCTGGTGTAGACGGAACAAGTGGTTCTTCTGGTAGTTCTGGTTCAAGTGGAACAAGTGGTACAGACGGAACAAGTGGAAGTAGTGGTTCTTCTGGAAGTTCTGGTTCTTCTGGTACAAGTGGAACAAGTGGAAGTTCTGGTTCCAGTGGTTCAAGTGGAACGGATGGTACATCTGGAACTGATGGAACAAGTGGTTCAAGTGGTTCTTCTGGAAGTTCTGGTTCATCTGGTGTAAGTGGCACAAGTGGAAGTTCTGGTTCCAGTGGTTCAAGTGGTTCTTCTGGTTCAAGTGGTACAGACGGAACAAGTGGTTCTTCTGGTTCAAGTGGTTCAAGTGGAAGTAGTGGTTCGAGTGGTACTGATGGAACAAGTGGAAGTTCTGGTTCAAGTGGTTCAAGTGGTACATCTGGTTCAAGTGGAACTTCTGGTTCATCAGGTTCAAGTGGAAGTAGTGGTTCAAGTGGTTCTTCTGGTTCAAGTGGTTCAAGTGGTACATCTGGTTCAAGTGGAACAAGTGGTTCAAGTGGAACATCTGGTTCAAGTGGTGTAGACGGAAATTTCGGTGGAGCTTCATTCTACTATACCTTTGAATCAAATACTACAAACGCAAATCCAGGTGCTGGTGATTTAAGATTAGATAATGCTACACAAAATGCGTCTACGGGTATATACATTTGTGATACTGATGAGAATGCTAATGACATATCATCTTACTTACAAACTATTGATGATTCAACATCTACTATAAAAGGTCATGTAAAGATTTCAAATAAAACTGATACTTCTCAATTTATATTGTGGACAATTTCAAGTTTATCAGACCTTACTGGTTACTTTGATGTTACAGTAAGTCCTGTAGATTCATCAGCTTCTAATCCATTTAGCGGAGGAGAGGACGTTGTAATTACTTTTGCTAGAACTGGTGATAAAGGTGATTCTGGAACGTCAGGTACTGATGGAACAAGTGGAAGTAGTGGAAGCAGTGGTTCTTCTGGTTCTTCTGGTTCAAGTGGAACAAGTGGTTCTTCTGGTACAGATGGAACAAGTGGAAGCAGTGGTTCTTCTGGTTCTTCTGGTACAAGTGGAAGCTCAGGTACGAGTGGTTCAAGTGGAACTGATGGAACAAGTGGTTCTTCTGGTTCTTCTGGTTCTTCAGGTTCAAGTGGAACTGATGGAACAAGTGGTTCAAGTGGTTCGAGTGGAAGTTCAGGTTCAAGTGGTACAAGTGGAAGTTCTGGAACAAGTGGTTCAAGTGGAAGTTCTGGAACAAGTGGTTCTTCAGGTTCATCTGGTTCAAGTGGTTCAAGTGGAAGTTCTGGTTCAAGTGGTACAAGTGGAAGTTCTGGAACTGATGGAACAAGTGGTTCAAGTGGTTCAAGTGGAAGCTCAGGTACGAGTGGTTCAAGTGGAACGGATGGAACAAGTGGTTCTTCAGGTTCATCTGGTTCAAGTGGAAGTAGTGGAACGAGTGGTTCAAGTGGAACAAGTGGAAGTAGTGGTTCAAGTGGTGTAGACGGAGATACTGGTGCTACTGGTGCTCAAGGAGACCAAGGCGATGTTGGTGCTACTGGTGCTCAAGGAGACCAAGGACATCAAGGAGACCAAGGCTATCAAGGTGACCAAGGTAACACAGGTTCTACTGGTTCAACTGGTGCCAAAGGAGACCAAGGAGACACAGGTGCTACTGGTGCAAGTGGAACAAGTGGAAGTAGTGGTTCTTCAGGTTCTTCTGGTAGTTCTGGTTCATCTGGTTCAAGTGGAAATAGTGGAACAAGTGGAAGTTCTGGTTCTTCTGGTAGTTCTGGTTCAAGTGGTTCAAGTGGTGTAACCGTAAGTGGAACAAGTGGAAGTAGTGGTTCTTCAGGTTCAAGTGGTTCAAGTGGTTCAAGTGGTACAACTGTAAGTGGAACAAGTGGAAGTTCTGGTTCAAGTGGAAATAGTGGAACAAGTGGTTCTTCAGGTTCATCTGGTGCTCAAGGAGACCAAGGATACCAAGGACATCAAGGAGACCAAGGCTATCAAGGTGACCAAGGTGACCAAGGAGACCAAGGATACCAAGGTAACCAAGGTAACCAAGGTGATGTTGGTGCCAAAGGAGACCAAGGAGACATAGGTGCTACTGGTGCAGGTGGAACAAGTGGAAGTAGTGGTTCAAGTGGTTCGAGTGGAAGTTCAGGTTCAAGTGGTTCAAGTGGAAGTAGTGGTTCTTCTGGAACAAGTGGTTCAAGTGGAAGTAGTGGTTCTTCTGGAACAAGTGGTTCTTCAGGTTCATCTGGTTCAAGTGGAAGTAGTGGAACTTCTGGAACAAGTGGTTCAAGTGGAAGTAGTGGTTCAAGTGGTACAACTGTAAGTGGAACAAGTGGTTCTTCAGGTTCAACTGGTGCCAAAGGAGACCAAGGAGACCAAGGACATCAAGGAGACCAAGGACATCAAGGAGACCAAGGTGACCAAGGAGACCAAGGATACCAAGGTAACCAAGGTAACCAAGGTGATGTTGGTGCTCAAGGAGACCAAGGTAACACAGGTTCAACTGGTGCAGGTGGAACAAGTGGAAGTAGTGGTTCAAGTGGTGTAATATCATTAGCTACAGATGCTAATAATAGAGTTATAACTTCGGATGGAGATGGAACTGGTACAGCTGAAGCTACATTTACTTATGACACTTCGGCTGGACTTAGAATTGGTGATTTTGCAAGAAGTGGTAATAGTACATACATTAGTATGTCTGATACAGTTGGTAATATAGAATTATCTACAGTTGGTGTTGGTAGTATCGGTGATGCAAAGGGATTCTCACTTGGTACTTATTTATCTGTTGATGATGTTAACGAGGTCGCAAGATTACAATCTGAGGGAACTATATTCATTGGTGATGACGATTGGGTAGGATATGGTAATGGTACACATATAGAAGTAAATGATACTAATCAACAAATTAGTATGAGTGCTACACTTGGTGTATATGTTAGTACATTATCTACTGGTGCTGCTATTGATGTTGGTGCGGATAAAAATGGTAAATTACAATTACATTCTTCTGATGAAAGACTAAAGAAAGATATTTTCGAAATATCACAATCACTTGATACTATTAAAGGATTACGTGGTGTTACATATAAATGGAAAACACCAGATGAAGGTAATGCAAGAAATAATGCACTTGATACTAAAACATACTATGGATTTATCGCTCAAGAAGTTACTTCTTCAGATGCTCATGGTATAACTTTTACTGATAGAGAAGGTTTCTTAGGTCTTAATTTATCACAAGTTATACCGATATTAGTTAACGCTGTTAAAGAATTAGAAGAAAGAGTAACAGAATTAGAAAATAAATAACTCGTTTAGGAGTTATATAAGATATTTATATTTAGTTATCTAAATGTTATAAGGAGAATATAAATGGCAGACACGATACAATTTTCTGCAGAGGAAATGAAACAATTACAAGAGTTACAACAAGCATATCAAAATAAGACTATTGAGTTTGGACAATTAAAAGTTCAAAAGATTCTATTAGAACAACAATTGAAAACTTTAGATGATAGACAAACTCAAATGGAAGTTGATTATGTTAATATTCAAGCAACTGAAAAAAATCTTGTTGACCAACTTAATAAAAAGTATGGGCCTGGTTCATTAGACCCAACTACTGGTAAATTTACACCCGTAGAACAAGATAAACCAACCGAACCAATTAAGTAACTAACAATCGTTTCAGATTTAAGCAGACTATTTATATAGGAATATGTTATATATTCGCATGCGTAAAATTAAAACTAATTAATTAGGAGAAATATAATGGCAGAGAGAATCGTCAGTCCTGGTGTATTTACTCGTGAAAAAGACCTTTCATTTCTTCCACAAGCTATTGGTGAAATAGGAGCGGCAATTATTGGGCCAACCGTTAAGGGGCCTGCTTTTGTTCCGACTATTGTTCGAAATTTCAATGAGTTTGTGGATATTTTTGGTGATGTCACGAAAGATTTTTATACACCTTATACCGTAGAACAATATCTACGGAGTGCTGGTACGGTTACTATCGTTAGAGTTCTCGGAGAAGACGGATATTCAAATGATGTAATACATTTATATGCCGTATCTGGTGCTGACGCCGCTACTGGTGTCTCACATTCACTTGCTTATCTCGCACCATCCGCTGGTGGTGTTAGTGGTACAGGTGATTTATCAGGTACAACAATAACTGGTGGAGATATAAATACAACTGATTCAGCACTATCAATTTCTGGTAGTGATGTTTCTGCGTATTCTGTAAATGTATCGTTTAATACAAGTAGTGCTAATTACATAGAGAATTTATTTAGCTATGATGCACAAACTTCTACGGGTGCTGGTGGTACTTCCGTTCCAGTTTACTTATATAAAAACTTTAAAAATGCACAATCAACTGTTGCATGGGCAGGTACAGAACACATTTCTGCGTCTGTAGCTACTTTAGATTTTTCAAGTACAAACTATAGTAATGCTTCGACACCTACTGTTCAATCACAGATGATTAATAGTGCTAGATTTAATCTATTTAAAGTTAATACTCGTTCACATGGTTCTAATGTAAATGATGACAATTATGTTGTTATTTCTAATGTGAAAGCGGCTGGTAGTATTGCTGGTTCAGATTATGGTTCATTTTCACTTGCAGTACATAAAGTAGATGATGGTTCATTACTTGAATCATGGCATAACTTGAATTTTGATAAGTCAAGTACTAACTACCTACCAAGAGTAATTGGTGATAGATATGTAACAATAGACACAAATGGTAAACTTACCTACAATGGTGATTGGCCAAATATGTCTAACCATATCTACATTAGTGATTATTCAGACCTTGAGTTTGCACCTAAGACTGTTGTTCCAATGGGCCACTCAGCGTTATCAAATACAGTACCTGGTACTACTATTGTTGACGCGGCTAAATTGGTAACATCACAAACAAGTGAAACTGAAGAATTTGATACAACTATTCCTTATGGATTTGACTTTAACTATTATTACACATATAACAATAATGTTAAAGCTCACGATAACGTTTCTTACTTAGCACCAGTACCAACAGGTGCTGGAACTGGTAATAACGCTACGATGTCCTTGGAGAATATGAGTGGTCATAATTCTGCTTCACTTGCTAATGGATATGCTACTGGTTCTGCTAAAATTACATTGACTGGTTCACATATTAGTCAACGTAAATTTGCACTACCTTTTCAAGGCGGATTTGATGGAATGAATCCAGCTACATTGAAAAAGACTGGAGCTAATATTACTTCAGCTAATGTTATGGGATTCGATTGTTCTTCAGCTACATCAATGGGAACTACAGTTTACAAGAAAGCTGTTAATGCTGTAAGTAACCCAGATGAGTTCGATATTAACTTACTTGTAACACCAGGTCTTGTACATGGTCTACATAGTAAAGTTACTTCAAGAGCTATGAATATGTGTGAAGAACGTGGTGATGCTTTTTATGTAATGGATGCTTCCATACATGGTGAGAGTATCTCTACTATAACAAATCGTATATCTGCATTAGATACTAACTATGCAGCTGTATATTATCCTTGGGTTAAGATTGTAGATTCTGGTACTTCGTTACCAGTATGGGTTCCGCCTTCGGTTGTTCTACCTGGTGTTATTGCATATACCGACCAAGTAGCTCACGAATGGTTCGCACCTGCTGGTTTGAATAGAGGTGGATTAACTTCCGTTCTCGAAGCTGAAACCAGACTAACTCATGCAGAACGTGACGACCTTTATGAAGATAGGGTTAATCCTATTGCTTCATTCCCAGGTCAAGGTGTTTGTGTATGGGGTCAGAAAACACTACAAGCTAAACCATCCGCATTGGATAGAGTCAATGTACGTAGATTGTTAATTAGATTGAAGAAATTTATTGCTTCATCTTCAAGATACCTATTGTTCGAACAGAATACTGCTGGAACAAGGAATCGTTTCTTGAATATTGTCAATCCGTTCTTAGATTCAGTACAAGCTAATAGTGGTTTGAGTGCATTTAGAGTTGTCATGGACGAAACTAACAACACATCAGATGTCGTTGATAGAAATCGTCTTGTTGGACAAATCTATATTCAACCTACGAGGACTGCAGAATTTATTGTTCTGGATTTCGTTGTACTCCCAACAGGAGCTACATTTCCAGAGTAATTAAACGTGTCAGTTTAAACTTAAAACCCACCTATCGGTGGGTTTTTTGTTTGTGTGATATTTATTATTGATATTATAGAGATATAGGTTAATCACTTTTATGAATTAGTGATATTTATATATAAGTAAAAAATTAATTAATAATTTGGAGATAAGAAAATGGCTGAATTACTCGACCCTTCAGAAATAATGTTCACTCCGTTTGAACCGAAAACGAAGAACCGTTATATATTATATGTTGAAGGTATACCATCTTATTTGATTAAAACTGCAAACAGACCAAGTATAACGTTTGAAGAAGTTGAACTTAATCATATAAATGTAAAAAGATATGTTAAAGGTAAAGGTTCGTGGGAGCCAATTGAAATTACCTTATATGACCCTGTAGTACCAAGTGGTGCTCAAGCTGTAATGGAATGGGTAAGACTACACAAAGAGTCTGTAACTGGACGTGATGGATATTCTGATTTCTATAAAAAGGATATCACAATCAATATGTTAGGGCCAGTTGGTGATAAAATAGAAGAATGGACTCTTAAAGGTGCATTCATTGTTTCAGCGGCTTTCAATGATTTGGATTGGTCTGCGAGTGACCCAGCCGAAATTACATTGAGTCTACGTTACGATTACGCTATACTACAATTCTAAAATAGTTTATTGGTGGATAGGGGGAAGTTTGTGGTGGACTTCCCCTTTTTATTTATTGATGGTTTTTACTTGTAAGTAGATACTTATTAAAAAGAAGTTTTATAATAGTTTTATATGAATCAAAATATATAGATTAAGGAGAAATTATGGCAAAGAAAGAAAAGCCTAAATTTCCAAGTGAAATTGTACCTTTGCCTTCAAAAGGACATTTTTATCCAGAAGGACATCCCTTGACAAAAGGTGAAGTTGAAGTTAAGTATATGAC